TATCTACCAAAACTAAAATTTTGGGTCTCTTCGGAGAACTGGCTTTGAGCCAAAATGCCGTGGTAATCGGTTTGACTCCCTCACTGTCAACTACTCACTAATCAAACCTATAATTATGAATGAAAGTAATAATTGGAAGTTCGATACAACATCTGCTATAAGAGGTAGAAAGTTGTTGTCTCTCTACAACAATTTCGTGGACCATGGTTCTAATCTATCTGAAGATGATATCAAAGATTTCAGTTTCGATAAACTTGATGAACATATTATGGATAAAATCCTATATGCTACTTGTTTACGTACGATCTTGAAAGGTCATTCAGATGAAACTCCTTCTTTTGGCGAATTCGTTACTGCCATTAACCACGAAGACTTTGGACACAAAGGATTTGAGGCCGGTAATGATGAATTAACTCCTAACGATGAAGATGCCCCTCTCCTCGGCGCTAGTCTCGTATCTGCGAGCACGCTACCCAAGGTAGGCACCGCTGTCGGACAAGCACTTCGCGGCGCTGTTAACGACGGCATCAGAAGAGCTGCTCCTCCTGGTTTAAATACTGATCAACTTCGTGCTTGGGCTATTAAGACAGCAGAAACTGCTACTCAAGCCCTACTGCTTAAAGCGAAGTTTGGTAAAGGCGGAGGTGTCGGTAACGGCGGTATTCCGGATGGAGGTAATTCAAAACAAGGATATTCGGGTGGTTCAACTATTAATCCAACCGGTATGTCTTTAAACAATAAACCAGTTCCAACTTCTTTTACAACTCCAATCGCCATGGCTGGTGAAGCGAAGTTCTATTTAAATGGTAGTGAAGAATCTTCTCCACTATTAATGAAGATTGGTATTCCTGGTTTAGTTGATGGAAGTGGAAATGGAAGTTCAATCTTCTATAACAAACAAATCAACGAATGGCTTAATGGGCCAATTACAGGCACTTGGATTGCTCAAATTCAATCTCAAATTGTCTGGACCAATCAAATTAGAGATATTATCACGAAGAATAAGATCGTGAAGTATGTTAATAGTTTGATTTTCGCATTAAGTGTTTACTACTTTTATCAAAGTGTACTTGCGTATACTTCAGATAATGATAATAGAAACGCTGGAATGTACGCTCTTAGAGATCAGATTACTGCAGCTGATTACATAGAGCTTTCACTTCTTAAAGTCAATATTGAGCAAAGTCTTATTCCACCTTATCTACATAAGATGTGTCATAAGTTCATGGGTAACTATAAACAATCAATGGATCCTGGATCTCCATTAATTAAGTTATGTCCTTGGATGATGACTACATCTACTACTATGATGTATAGTGGTTTGTCACAAGCAAGTAGCATTAGTGGTGATACTTACTCTGCTCTGACTTATGCGAACAAATTAATTCGAAGTAACACAGTTAGAGATATTACAGCTGTTTTAGCTCGTAGTGCATCATCTTGGTTAGGTCAAGAACCTTTAGGTTATATAACTGAACCAATGTATGATGTCGATTTCTGTACACTTTGGACAAACGCGGTTTACAAAACTACGTCAACTGGTCATATTACGGAGCAACTGCCCGAAATTTCAACGACTAATGACGTAATTACTGTTAATTTGCGTGGCGATGCACCAGATGGATACATATCTGCATTCTTATCTATTAACGATACTGATTCTCAGAAACTTGGACCGGGCCTGTGTAATGCCTGTATTCCTATAAGTGATTCTGATAATCTTTTAGAAATTGTTAATTTATCGAGTACAGTACGTTCCTCAACTGAAACTATTTATGTAGATGGACCTACAGGACCTGGATTCTATGCAACTATGTATAATTCTGATTGGTCTAACCTGGCTAGTAATACTTATACTGCTAACTACGGTACAACAGGTCACACAAAATATCAACAGTTTGGTACTGGTCGTTTAAATTTCGTTAACCAACAAAATTTAACTCCGACTGTCATGCAAATGCTAGAGCTTATTTATACATCTGATCTTCAATCAATTAGAGATCCTAGATCTTCGAGTTCTGGTGGTAGAGGTTACAGTAAATCGAGCACACGTGGAAAGAGCCGTCGCGGTAAATCTGATAAATCAAACTATAAATCTTCTAAAGAAGAGTTTGGTAAACCAGTAGATAAGTCGGAACTATAACACGTAATTTAATTACTGTTGTTAAAAGAACATATGCAAACCTCAAGTCTTCAGGATTTAATGTCTAGATTAGACGAAGATTCTGACAAGAAGCTTTCCATCATTCTTAATAACTTGAGCTCGGGAAATGACCAGGTATTAATCACGCCCGTTGGAGAACGTGTTGGCCCAGATGTCATCTTGGATTCATGGATGAAAATCTTTGATTCTAAACGCTCAGTTATGAATACAGCTTTAATCGAAATAGAGGAGTCTCAAATTCCTAAGTATGGTCCACGCTCTATAGCTAAACCCTACTCTGAAATTAAAGATCAAATTTTAAGTAGCTACTCAGAGGTCACTACTTCTTGCGAACACTTGTCTCCCTTACCAGCGAGATCCTCGGACAAAGGTAAACTTCGTCGTTTATCTGAGTCAAATGCACTTAAGTATTTGAAAACCGGTACTAATTCCGGTCTACCATGGCTTGAAAAGAAAGGTAAAACTCTTCTTCGAGACATAAATCACGTTGAGAATTCTGATTTCAACGAGAATTGGCCTTGTGTTCCGTTCATTCGTACACAAGAGTTAGGTAAAACTAGATTAGTCAAAGGGTACCCAATGTCTGACATCATTGAAGAAGTTCGTTACTTCCAGCCCTTGTTTTCATATTACAGAAAGATGCCGTGTTACGCAGCCATGAATGGACCAGAGGAGGTAAACGCTTCGATGTCTAGATTAGTCTCCGAATCAGTTAGACTTGGCCAATCATGTTTGTCAGGAGATATTAAGGCTTTTGATGACGACTTTAAAGTTCCACTTCAAACAAAATGTTTCGAGGAGATGGAATGGCTTCTACAGATGTCGCCAGAAGAACGTGATCACTACTGGCAGTTAGCGCACCGTTTTGGACACAAAGGACTAGTTTTGCCAGACTATGTTGCTGAAGGTCCACACGGTCTACCGTCAGGTTCGCAATTCACTAATTTGGTAGGTAGTATTGGCAATCGTAAAGTTTGTGATCATCCATTAGAGTTATCTCAATTTTTAGGAGACGATTTTGCCGTAGTTACACCGGATCCAAATAAGATATTCAATAACTATGAATCGTGTGGACTTGCATTAAACGAAGAAAAGACTTATATAAATGATAATTATTTCATTTACTTACAAAATCTTTACCACGCTGATTACGTGGTAAATGGTCAAATCAAAGGGGTATACCCTACTATACGAGCTTTGAATAGATTAGTATATCCTGAAAGATTTGCCGACTTCAACGCGTATGACCTCGATGGTAAGAATTATTTTGCCATTCGCAGTCTTAGTATTTTGGAAAACTGCAAATATCATCCGTTATTTCCGGAGTTGGTTAAATTCTGGCTAAAGTACGATAAGTACACTACCCCTACACAACAAAGTTTGTCTAATTATGCTAAGATGATTAGTCAGACTACCGGGTCCTTGGGGACAAAGAATCAGTATGGTGACGATCCTCGTGGATTAAGATCTTTCGAGAGTTATAAGATCGCTATGCAGCTTCAGACGAGCTAAAGGAACCAGGTCAAATATCATTGATA